TACATATGCTTGATTGTAATAAACCATTTCAAATGTTTGTCTACCACCAGTTGATTCAGCAGAATGTAATCGAGACATTAGCCATTTGTAAGAACGTTTGCTTGACCATAACATACAATCTATGTGTTCTTCTTCTAAGTGTTCAGGTATTTCACAGATTAAATTATGTGCAGTTTCTACAATGCTTGTAAAGTTATCTGATTCAAGTAAGTGATTATATAAATCATCAGGATGTTGTCTTGAACCTATAACAACAATAGCAGTGTGTTCCTCTTTACGACTTGATAGAGTTGTTGTCCACCATTGTCTAGTACTTTCTCTTGCACCAGGTTGCATAGTAGTTTGGTGGTCTTCAATGTCATCAGCAATAATTATGTCACAGTCACGTGATAGAATCTTTCCACCTTTACCTACAGCTACCATTGTTGGTGATTTAATACCTGCAACAGTTCGTGTACCTACAGTAAATTGATTCTGTGACCAGTTCTTACCTGACCTATTGTCGGGTTTAAAAGATGTACCAGGTGGACAAAAAGCTTCACGTAGTTCTTCATTAGTATCTAACACATCAAGCACAGCAGATAGTGCATTCTTTGCAATGTCTTCGTTACCACCAACCCACATAATCCTAGTGTTAGGGTTTCTACATATCTGATACACAGCAAAGTGTATTAACAATTCTGTTTTACCGTGTCTAGGTGGGCTTAGTATTAATAACTCTTTACCATTTTCTATACTATCTATAATGTTATTTACCCAGTTAGTATGAAAGTCTGCTGTTTCATACTGTACCCCCAACTCGGTTCGGAAATATTTGTTACGGAAGCTAGCAAAATTTTCTAATGCATCCTTTGCGTCATCAGATAGTTCCCAATCTTCTCCTGCAACTTCGTTGCGTACGTCAATCTTGTAGGCACCAAGCATACGAGACACAGTAGCTGATGTGCAACCAAGGAGGGAAGCAGCGTCAACTACCGTCATCTCGCCTGTTGCAACTGTTTCAGCTATTCCTTCGCTTACAAAAGCTCGGTAATACTGTCCACGTCTTACAGTTGCGTGGTCTCCGTCATCAGAAGCTCGTTCAGCGTTTATGGGTTTTACATCAACTTTCTTGTTGTGGGCTTTATCTCTAGCAAACTGTCTCTTTTGGCAGGTAGGGGAGTGGAATTTACGCTGTTTACCCTTTAATTTCTTCCTACAACCCTCGGCTATGCAGATGACGTTACGCGTAGTATCGGTCATGTTTCACTATCTTTCCTTAGATGTTTGCCTAGTGAGAATTATATGGTATAGTTCAGTTAATTACAAACATTAAACGCAAGTATTTTGTTACAGGTAAAGTTGCAATCGGGATGCGGAAAGCTGCTGACTGGCAAGACAGTACACTAGAAAGACAAAGGCAGTACCCAGGGACACTTAGAAAGCTTTAATCAAACTAACCAGTACTAATGCCCGCTAGTGCCCTCAAAGACTATAGACACAGGGGTTTACAGTACAAAAGATTACCAGCATATATTTTTATACATACGTATATACTAGAGAAAGGCTACATTAACATCGGTAGGTCAAAGAATCTGTAGTCTGTACTCTATAAATAGACTATATGGTAGCTTAATCTGTACAGGTAACATGATATGGTACAGACTTCATATTACTTGACCTTCCGAAACAGACTTCGTCTGTTAATATACCACCTAGTTAGTTAATACTGTATCCATATGATACTAGATGATATAAATATAATTAGTCATACAAGTTAATCTAATATTCACCTAGATAACCTATTGTTTTTTCTCAGGCTACGCAATCGAAAAAAAAAATCTATTAAAGGAGATATATGATAATTGCAGAAACTACTAAAGCTGTTGATACAGTTGCTAAAGATACTACTAATGAAACTAAAACAAATAGTAAATCATTTGAATGTGTACATTGTGGTGTTACTAAGACTAAAGGTAAAGATAACTTTCGCCAAGCTGGTAGCGAATATAACAAAGCTACTAAATCTTATGATATTGTTGAGAAGTTTATCTATTGGAATTCTTGTACACCATGTGTGGATAGCTTTGCTAAGGGTAAAACTTTAGTTAGTTAATATTAGATTACTAGGTGGGTTATTAATTTAGCCTACCTAGTTTTTTTTTAATAGTGCTGTTAACTAGTCAATGTCAGGCGTGAGCGTTAGCTTTCTTATTTTTCTGTTCTGCTGTCGCAATCACATAAAAATAAAGGAGATTATATGAGAGGTTACATTTGGTATTATATATATATACCAATAAGTTTCGCTATTAAAACACGAACAGGATTATATGAGACATATAGTCAAGTATGGGAACTAAATAATATTCACTTAGGTAGATATAGATTTAGATATGACCCTAACTATAAGCTTATAAATAAGAAAGGAAAATAATGATTAAATTATTTGAAATTAAAATGCATAATGCAATATTTGATATTGAATATGCAAAAGTAGACCTAGCTGATAAATTATACGTTTATAAGGTATATTGTAGTGTTGGTAATTCTGGTGATTTATTAGCAGGAGATTTTGACACTATAAATGAGGCTATTAATTGGATAACTAATGATAAGCAAGCAAAAGCTAGTGCTCATTTTTATACTAATCAAGAACAAGAACTTATGAATGCATATGGTGAATATAGTATTGCAAGTGAAGAATGGTATAAAAATATACCTAATGGCACAATGGCTATTGAAATACTTAGAGAATATTTACTAGAACAAACATACTACGAGAAAGGAAAACTATGAATAAGATATTATGCGGATACTGTCAAGATACAGTGTCACAAGCTGATAGATATTGGTACTTTGGTAAGAAAAACTATCCATTATTTCTACATAGAAGTTGTGGTGTTAAAGCACACGAACAAGGTGAGAGTGTTTGGACATTCCATAACATAGCTAAAGTAAATATGGATATACTTGCTAAACAAGAAGTAATCAATAGACCTACTCAGTTAAAATTAATGGATATGGATAACTAATGGGTTGTCCATATCAACAATGTAGTCAAGAGACTATTTGTGAAGAGTGTCTAATAGACGAACAAATTGCTATTAGATTCTTAACAGAAAAGAAACAATATGATTGATATTACTACATGTTCAGAATGTTTAGGCGAAATACAATATCAGAATAAAGTTATAATACATAATAACTGGGTATATTGTGACTCAGAATGCCTAAACGAAAGAATATTATTAGAATTGTCATACGCATGGATAGTATTTAAAAATCTAATAGACGAGTATGATAATGTACCATTTGACCCTAATACATGGGGTTCACGTACACTACAAGGTAGTTTATGTTAAGCATTTTTTATGCTTCCGCCCACGGCATCAGCCTAAAAAAATATAGAGAGGATACTATGAATATAGTTGAGATTAAAACTGCAATGGACGTGTTAAAACCATTGTTTAATGCAGAACAAATTACAGAGTTAAACGATATGGTAGAAGTAGCAATAGCTAATTATCATGACGGATTAACAGTAGCGAGTATTAATGAGGATTTGAATGTACTTGGTATAGTACCAATTAAAGATATATTCGAAGATGATAATCCATTTGATAGCTAGTAGATTGCTTCTAACATACATTAGTTGTGTGTTAGGAGCTATGTATATGCATAGTAATGGTAGGTTTCAAAGCGATATAACAGAAGAGCATACAATAGCCACCTACCAAGTTAAACAAATAGAAAGGACTGCTAATGAGTAAAGCAGATTATCAAAATCCAGTATGTGGTATTACTGGTGTCGAACTAGAATGGGGCGAACGCCTATGGATGAGTACCTATATTGACGGTAACTTAGAACAAATACCTTTGTATCTAAGTAAAGACGCAGTACTTAAACTGCACAAACAGTCACCTAGTTACAAACCTAAAAACAAAGTATCAGATGATACTAATAATAATCAAGTAGACAATTCTGCTGTTTCAGAATTAAATGAGACTACAGAGGAAGTTACTGTATAGTATTAAATTAGCTAGTGTGGTTATTAATTTAGCCACATTAGTTTTTTTTAGTGAAAGGAATTAATGAACAATAACAAACTAGAAAATCTAGAAGAATTAGTTGACGAAATACAGAATAAAATAGAATTAATTGGTAATACGTTAAATTTAATAATATCTGAATTAGGTGATGAAAATGAAGAGTTTCAAGCAAAGTTTATATCATCTACATTATCAGTAGATAAGTTTCGTGATGAGTTTACAAAATTCGTTAACGAAGAAGGCGATGATGATATTAAATTTACAATGATAGAAGTTAATGAA